TTCCGAAAGAGACTCGGCGCGTCGTGACCCTCTGCGATCTCGAAGGCCTGACCTACGAGGCCGCCGCCGCTCAGCTGGGGATTCCCCCGGGGACCGTTCGCTCTCGTCTCTCGCGGGGCCGTCAGGTCCTGCGGGAGAAAGTCGGGCAGCTGGACTTTGCGTAAACCGACCGGCCGTCCCCAATGTCGGCTTCGCACACCGGCGCGTCTCGCTTCCGGCCTTCGGCCCGAAGCGATCCGTTCGCTGCGCCGCCCCGGCCCTTATGGGCCAGGGCGCTCGTCCTGCCGGCAAGCCGGCAGGACCAGTCCGCTCCGCCGCCGGAGTACGAAGCCGACCCCCCCCCCCTTCCTCTGCGGGTCTCCTTCCCCGATCCCCGGAAGGAGACACGGCTATGGAACGGCCTATAGCTTCGCGGGCTTTCCGGATCCCGTTGGTCTTCGGGGTCCCGCTTCGCGACAGCGTCGCCTCCGATCTTAAGGTCGCGAATTGCGACCTTAGAGAAGCCTGGACCTCGCGCGAGCCCGGCCGCCGCTTCCGCGCCGGCCTCGCGCGGTCCGGCCTTCGCCACCGGCTCAGCCCCGCGCCGATCCAGACCTCGATCGGCTACGGCCTCGCCGCGACGCTTCTGATCATCGGCATAGAGCTCGACCGCCGCCCGCCAAAGAAGTGGGAGTGGCCGCGGCTGCGCGCAGCGCGAGCGAGGCTCTGCGCGCACGGCGCGCTTCCGTGCGCGACTCGCATCCGGCGCCAGGCCGTATTCAACCCGTGGGGAGCGCCGAGCGAGCGCCGCGCCCTCTACCTGCACCCGTGCGGCCGCTCGACCTGGGAGACGATGCGCAGCGACGCGTGACGCCCATGCGATATTTTATTGACAACGCCGAAGCCGCGAGCTAATATACCACCAGCCGGAAGGGAGAGACCCCGATGACCAGCAAGACCGCCGTAAAGATCGTGAAGGACACCACCGATCCGCAGCCCACCGAGATCATGGAGCGCGCGATCGTGGACGTCGCCGAAGGCGCGCGCAAGATGCTCGGCGGCCGCCTGAACCAGCGCGCGATCAGCGTGCTCCTGAAGGACGCGACCGGCGTGCCGATGGAGACGATCAACCGCGTGCTCGACAGCGCCGCGCGCCTCGACCGCACCTACCTCAAGGCCGCCGTTCTGTTCGTCGCCGTCGCCGGCCTCAGCGCCTGCGCCGGCCTACAGCAGCGCGAGAAGCCGATCGTCGCGCGCTGCAACGAGCAGGTCCAGTGGACCACGAAGGACGACGCCGGCAACGCCGTCGGCATCTTCGTCTGCTTCGGCGAGCACAACCAACTCCTGTACGTGGTGCGCCAGCTCCCGCCGGCGCCGCCGGAGCTCACGCCCGAGCAGCGGCGCGCCGCCAAGATCGCCGCCTTCAAGGCCGAGATGGAAGCCAAGGGCGTGAAGTGAACGCCTGCACTCCTGGGCAGACCGCCGTCGCAGCGGTTGAGCCGGCGCCGCGCATCACCGCCCACAAAGCCGGCACGCACGGTCTCGCGCTTCTGATCGGCATAGTCGTGCACCGCATCTTCGTGGAGATTCGAAAGTGAACGCGGGCGGAGGCGGCCTGCAGCAGGACATGGACGACGCGGTAGCCCAGGAAGGGGCCTTTTTTTTGGCCTGCATCGTGCTCGTCCTGATCGTCTCCGGCGCTTTCGTTTACAAGGTCTGGAACGAGCGCCAGATGACGCACGAGTACCACGAGCAGGCCGTCCAGCAGAAGCGCTCCGCCGACGCGCTCGAGTTCTTCGCCGAGGAAGTCCGCGCTAAGGCCAAGAGATGATCTGCCGGAACTGCGGAGTCAATAAAGTGGCGAAGCAGTTCGGCGTCCACTCCGTCTACAATGGCAAGGTCTACCGCCGCAAGATTTGTCTGGCCTGCGACGTTAAGAATACTCGCACGTGGAAGGCGGCGCACCCAGATCAGGCTCGCGCCAGCGCCAGGGCATGCACCCGTCGGTGGCAGATTGCTCACCGCGACGAGCTCAACGCGCGTCTACGCCGGAAGCGACAAGAGGATCCAAAAGCCGCACTGGAGATGGATGCCAAGAAGCGCGCGCGGTCGCCTCATACTTACCGCGCAGCGCAGACCCGGTATCGTCAACGGCACCCTGATCGAGCAGAAGCCGCGGCTAGACGTTTTCGAGAACTGAATCCCGAATACTTCCGCGTGAAGGCAAAGGCGCGCCGCGACACGAAGCGAGCAAACGGAGGAACATACACGCCGAAGGAGTGGCGCGACCTGCTCGCCAAGCACTCGTGCTGCCCGCGATGCGTTCGTCCTTGGTCGGCGCAGGTGAAGCCTACAGTCGACCACATTATCCCGATTACACGCGGAGGCAGGAACTCAATCGAGAACCTGCAACCGCTCTGCCTTATATGCAATTTAAAGAAGGGCGCACGACTGGAGGTCGCCGCGTGAAAAAAGATCCAAAGACCGTCCGAGAACTGACTCCCCATGCGGCCAACCCGAGGAACATCAGCGAGAAGCGACTGGCGCAGCTGGCCAAGACCATGGCCAAGTTCGGTGATCTTGGCTCCGTGGTTTTCAACCGCCGCACCGGGAACCTCGTCAGCGGTCACCAGCGCACTCGAAATTTACTGGCGAACGCCAAGATAACGAAGAAGGCGCAGACTGACAACGTCGGCACCGTCGCGGTCGGGACCATCACGAACGGGGATCAAAGCTGGCCGTACAGAGAGAGCGACGTCGACGCGGCGACAGAGAAGGCGATGATGATCGCGGCCAACGCGGCCGGCGGAGACTTCGACGACGGCAAGCTCGCCGGCCTCGTGCTAGAGCTGGACAAGGCCGGCTTTGAGATGGACCTTCTCAACCTCAAGAGCCTCGAGAGCATCCTGAAAGAAGGCGTCGACGCCGACAACGCCAACGAGGACGACGTCCCGCCCGTGCCGAAGAAGCCGATCGCCAAGCGCGGCGAGGTCTGGATCCTCGGCGAGCACCGCCTCATGTGCGGCAGCAGCACCGATCGCGGCGACATGCGCAAGCTGATGGGGCACGACGCCGCTGCGATGGTCTGGACCGACCCGCCCTACGGCGTCAGCTACGCCAGCGAGGACTTCGACGTCATCGAGGGCGACCACAAGCGCGACGACGAGCTCTACGCCCTGGTCAGCGGCGCGCTGAAGAACGCCTGCGCCTTCACGCGCGAGGACGCCGGCTTCTACATCTGGCACGCCGGCAGCACGCGCCGCGAGTTCGACGACGCCCTGCGCGACGCCGGCCTGGTCGAGAAGCAGTACCTGATCTGGGCGAAGAACGCGCTCGTCATGGGCCGCTCCGACTACCAGTGGGGCCATGAGCCCTGCTACTACGCCAGCAAGGAGGGCAAGCGCCCCGCCTGGCACGGCGGCCGCGACAAGCCCACAATCTGGCGCGCGACCCTGCGCAAGCGCGACGGCAGCGCCACCACGCTCGGCCAGGCGCTGGTGCTGACCGACGGAAACGGCGGCCAGGTCTGCCTCGTGCCGAAGCTGCCCAAGGGCAAGAAGGCCCGCAGCGCGCGCCTCAAGACCGGAGAGACCGTGCGCATCGAGACCGCGAGCAACAGCAGCACCGTCCTCGAGGTCGGCCGGGACCAGGACTACGTCCACCCGACGCAGAAGCCGGTCGAGCTCGCGCGCATGTCCATCCTCAACAGCTCGAAGCCCGGCGAGATCGTGCTCGACTGCTTCGGCGGCAGCGGCACCAGCCTGATCGCCTGCGAGGCCACCGGCCGCAAGGGGCGCGCGATGGAGCTCGACCCGAAGTACGTCGACGCGATCGTCAATCGCTGGCATGACATGACCGGCCGCAAGGCCGAGCGGGAGAAATAGCCGTGGCCTTCGACAAGCAGGAGTACTGGGCTCTCCGCGGCAAGCCGAAGAAGAAGACCGTCAGCGTCCAGATCATCGTCTGCTCGCGCTGCAAGTCGCCCAAGGGCACGCTCATCGGGAAGATGTTCTACTGCCTGACGCCGAACTGCAATCCGGCGCCGCAGCCGCTCCCCGGAGCTGCGGCGTGAACGCCGACGATCCGAAGTGGGAGAAGTGCTTCATCTGCGGCGAGCGCTTCGACCCCGAGAAGGATCCGAACCACCGGGAGAGCTGCCGCGAGGCAGCGCGTCCGTGACAAATGAAGACCCGCGCTACGACGTTCTCAACGAAGCAGCGAGGCTGCACGCCAAGAACGGCCACCCGCCCGGCTACACCGGCCCGTGCTGGGGCCCGACGCTCGCCGAGCTCAAGCGCGCGGAGCGCAACGTCCGCATCCGCCGGCGCGAGCTGCTCGAGAGCATCCGGCGCGCGCGCCAGGGCTGGCACTGGCACACCTGCCTGCGCCGTGAGTGCCGGCGCCGGTACCGCTGCGGGAACGCCTGCGACAAGCGCTTCCTCAGCGATTCGCTCTGCGACGTCTGCTTCGACGAGGTCCTGAGAACATGATCACTTGGCCATGGCAATGGAAGAAGCGCGCGCTCGAGGCGGAGGCCAAGCACACGAACGCCGTCGCCATGGTCGTGCGCCTGATTCAAGAGCGCGACGAGGCCGTCGATAAGCACGAGAAGGCCAGCGCGCAGATCGTCCACCTCCACCTGCAGATCCGGAGGATGAGCGAGCGCTAGATTTCGACGGCGTCTTAAGCGCCGTCGGGAAAACGACAGAAACCAAAGACCGCTAAGCGGTCGAGCCGCCGCAGACCCAATAAGGACTCCGGCAGCACAACAGTGGAGCGCCGATCAAGCATCGGCGCTCCCGATTTGGAGGAGAGACCCAATGATGACGAAGACGCCGGAGATGAAGCTCGAGAAGATCACGCCGCTGAACCAGGTCAAGATTCTGACGGGACGCGAGGCATTCCTGCAGGGCGTGCTGCTCGAGGCCGGGCACCAGGGCTACAGCCTCGAGGGCCAGGGCCGCTTGTTCGTGGTCGCGCTGCGCAGCTGGGAGAAACGCTGATGCCTGTCCAGATCCACTACTTCAAGTGCTGGCCCGAGCCGTTCGGCGCCATGTCCGTGGGAACGAAGACCCACGAGATCCGCAAAGACGACCGCCCGATCCGCCCGCGCGTCGGCGACCTCGTCGTGCTGCAGGAGTGGCAGCCGCAGGAGGGCACCGTCCGAGCAGCGGTCGAGGGCCGCTTCGGGAAGCACGCCTGCAACACCGACAGCCCCGACGACTGCGCGCGCAAGGACCTGCACCGCGATCCCGCGGCCGAGGGCGACTACACCGGACGCGACCTGCGCCGGCGCGTGACCTACGTCACGGAGCCGGGACAGTGGGGCCTCGCGCCCGACACCTACGTGATGAGCCTGCGCGAGGAGGCGAACCGATGAGCCGCTGCGCCATGAACGCCGTCCCGAAGAAGAAGCAATGCGCCGTCCACGTGGCCAAGCGCCACTACAGCAAGCCCGGCCAGTGCGAGAAGCGGCTCGGCCTGCGCAAGATCGTGATCGGCGACACGCCGGTCCTGGTCTGCTCGGTCCACGCGCGGATCATGCAGGGCGGCAACAAGCTGTCGATCGCTGCGCGCGCGCGATGAAGTACGCGATCATCGCCGCCCTGCTCGTCGTCGCCTTTGTCGCAGGCGCCGTCTGCGGCGTGATTGCGCGACCTAGCGACTGCGGCTGCGAGAGCTGCCGGCGCGAGCGCTGGATGGCCGGCGGAGATCCGGAGGAGCCATGATGAAGAAGATCGCGGTCGGAGTCGGCATCCTTCTCGGAGCCGTGGCCACAGCCTGGCTCGTCCTCTACGGCGCGCTCACCTTTCAGCTCGCGCGCGAGAACTGCAGCCTCGTCTCGGACCCGCGGCCCGGCTTCGTTTGCCGCATCCGCTTCTGACGCTTTCGTAACGCCCTCTTGACGCTGCGTGTTCGCGCCTGCTAAACTTCAGGCTCATGGAGCCGACCGCGCCCTGTCTCTCCTGCGCCGCCGGCCCCCACGCGGGAGCCCCGCGCGGATCCAGCGTAGCGGCGCAGGATCACTCGCGGGGCGGAGGCCGATGAAGAAGAAGACCGGCGAGCCGCAGAACGGCGGACGTCCACCGAGCCCCGAGCCCACGCCTGAGCAGCGCAGCCAGGTCGAGACGCTCGCGGGCTTCGGACTCACGCAGGAGCAGATCGCCACCGTCGTCGGCGTGGGCGAGGTCCAGCTCCGCCAGCGCTTCGCCAAGGAGCTCGCGCAGGGCGAGATCAAGGCCGACATCGCCGTCACGCAGAACCTGTTCAAGATCGCCACCGGCAGCACGCCGCAAGCCGTCTCCGCCGCGATTTTTTGGAAGAAGGTCCGCAGCCGCTGGCACGAGGTCCAGCGCGTCATTCACGGCTACGACCCCGAGCTCGTGACCGGCTTCGTCAAGCAGGTGATCGCCATCCTCCGCCGCGAGCTGCCCCAGGTCTGCCCGCACTGCAGCGTGCGCCTCGACCTCCCGCAAAAAGTCGCTGCCCACCTGAAAGAGATCACCGCGAAGATGGCCGAACGCCTCCCCCCTTCCACGATCGTCCCGATCACACGCCTGGATGACGGGGAGACGCCGGGGTGATCGCCGCCCTTCTCCTGGCCGTCACGATGACAGGCCCCTCGCAGGCCGGACAGCTCAGCGTCGCCGACCTTCTCGGCCAGCTCGCCGCTGGTCTTGAAGCGCCCACAGACCAGGCCGAGGTCAGCCTCAACGAGCGCATCAAGGCCGCGCGCGAGGCCGCGGCGAAGAAGGACATCCTCGCCTGGGGCAAGGCGGTCATGCCCGAGAAATTCTACAAGCCATTCTGCCAGGAGCTGCACGGCTACTTCGTCGAGATCCGCGGCGCCGAGCTGACCAGCACGGTCGCGCCGCGCGGCCACGCGAAGACCCTGGTCAAGTGCAAGCTCATCCCCATGTTTCAGGCCCTCGAGGAGCTCGAGCTCTACGACTACTACCTGAACCTGCAGGCGACCAACAAGAAGGGCGTCGCTCTGAACTTCTCCATCAAGCACGAGTTCGAGACCAACCCCGTCATCCGCGCGATCTACGGCGACGTCGTCGGCTCCGTGAAGTGGACCGACGAGCAGTTCATGCTCTCCAACGGCGTCGTCTTCCAGGGCGCCGGCGCCGGCGACTCCCTGCGCGGCATGCAGTTCTTGGACCGCCGGCCGAAGTACACGATCGTCGATGACCTCTACGACGAGGAGGACATCGACAAGCCTGAGCGGATCGCCGAGAAGAACAAATGGTACTGGTCCTCGCTCTATCCCGCGCGCGAGAAGGGCAAGCGGACGAGCTTTCACACGCAGGGCACCGTCGCCGGCGAGAACGACCTAATGCTCGAGCTCGGCGAGAAGGCCAAGACCGACACCGGCATCAAGCACCGCGAGTTTTCCGCGGAGCTGCCGGACGGCGAGCCGCTGTGGAAGGAGCTCAACACGCGCGAGGACCTGGCCAAGGAGCGCTCGCGCATGGGCGACGCCGCCTACGACCGAGAGAACCTCGGCGATCGCACGAGCAGGACAAACGCGATCATCAAGACCCACTTCCTGACCGGCTGGCGCAGATCCCCGTCGGATTTCCGCTGCGACACCACCGCAGATCCGTACTCGCTGATAACGGTGATCGTCGGCGTCGACCCCAGCGTCGGCAAGAAGCAGAACAACATGACGGTCAAGAACACGACGAAGACCGGCGACCCCGCCGGCTACGCGCGCGTCTGGAAGCTGCAGCCAAAGACGCCCGGCGCTCTCCCGATCTTCTTCATCGACAACGTCGTCGCCAAGGTCCTCGGCATGCAGGAGCGCATCGACATGGCAAAGGAGTTCGTGAGCACGGCGCGCGCGGACCGGCGCGTGCGCTTGGTGAAGGTCGAGACCATCGCCGGCTTCGACGACATCGGCACCCTCATCGCCGGCGCGATCGGCGTCTCCTGCGAGAAGGTCCCAAGCGTGCCCGACAAGCTCCTCAACCTCGAGAAGAAGCAACCGTTTTTCCAGAACGGCCGCGTCTTCATCAACGACCAGCTCCCGCTCGAGACGATCAAGATGGTCGAGAACCAGCTCACCAACAACAAGCCCGTCCACGACGACGCGCGCGACGCGATCTTCCTGTGCCTAGACGACGGCGCCACCTCCATGAAATCGTGGGTGAAGGGATGAAGAACCGCGACCACGCCGCGAACGTGAGGCACGTTCTCGTTGCGCGCAAGAAGATGGGCGATCTCGTCCGCGCGCTCAAGAGCCAGCCATGCACAGACTGCGGGGTTTCGTACCCGCACTACGTGATGGACTTCGACCACGTGCGCGGCGAGAAGAAGTTTAACGTCTCCTCGGTGATCTCCTCGTTCAAATCGAAGCAGCGCGTCCTAGACGAGATAGCCAAGTGCGAGGTCGTCTGCTCGAACTGCCACCGGACCAGGACATGGATCCGGCAGCGGGAGAAATTTACGAAATGAGAATTTGCGAGGTAGCTCAACTGGTCGAGCAGGCCCCTGTTAAGGGCAAGGTTACAGGTTCGAGTCCTGTCCTCGCAGCGCTCTGCGCCGTCGCCATGGCGCTGCTCGCGTTCGCCGCGCCGGCGCGCGCGGCGAACTTCACCGTCACGATCGCCACCACGGGCCCGGTCACGCCGCTCAGCGTGATCACGAGCACGCCCAGCGGGATCGTCTGCCCCGGAACCTGCACCGCCAGCTTCGTGGCCGGATCCACGATCACGCTCGGCGAGGTCAACCCCAGCACCGTCGCCTTCGTCGGATGGAACAACGCGCCCGGCTGCCGCACGAACAACCCCACCTGCAGCCTCCTGGTCGTCGCCGCCTCGACCGTCACCGCGAACTTCGACCCAATCCTGTCTCTCGCGTTTTCCGGGACCGGGATCGGAGTCGTGAGCAGCACCGGAGTCGTCGCCTACTCGAGCGCCGCGGCCGCCGGAGCGGGCCGATCGCTGGTCTACCCCATGGGCTCCACGATCGTGCTCAACGAGAGCACCGGCACCGCCTCGAGCTTCACCGGCTGGAGCGGAGACGGAGGCTGCGCCACGGCGAGCACCTGCACGATCACGCTCAACGGATACGAGCAGATCATCGCCACCTTCACCGCGACGAGCACCGTGGGCGTGAGCAGCTTCACGATCGCCGTCACGATCCCCAACGGCGGCGGGACCGTGACCAGCACGCCCGCGGGCATCAACTGCCCCGGCGTCGCCTGCTCCGCGCCGTTCGTTTCCGGAGGATCCGTCTCCTTCACCACCGCCGCCGCCGCCGGCTACCGCTTCGCCGGCTGGTCGAACGCCGGCTGCTCGAAGAACAACAAGTGCGTGATCGTCTCGACGTCGCCGCTGCAGGGGCTGGGCGGGAACTTTTCGCCCGCCGCATACTTCTATCACCAATGATACAATCTCGCCCGAGGCCACAATGAAAGAGCACGGCATCGTCGGACCAAGCGGACTCCCCGTGCGCAGCGCGCCGGCGGACATGAGCAACGCCGAGCTGCGCAACCGCGCCGACACGATGCGCGCGCTCGTGGCGCTGAAGAAGGAGCAGCTCAACAACTCCCTGACCGGCCTCGCGCAGAGCTTGGCGACGAGCCAGTACGGGAACCAGGACAACATCAGCAGCTTCCTGCCGCTGTTCACCTCGAATATTTACGCGCCGCTCTCGGTGAACTTCACGCTGCTGAGCTACCTCTACAAGACGCACGGCGTCCTCCAGACGCTGATCGACGAGCCCGTCGAAGACGCCTGGCGCGGCGGCCTCGAGCTGACGTCCAAGGAGCTCGGCAGCGGCATCGGCGAGCTCGAGGACTTCATCGAGGAGAAGGGCATCTGGGAGAGCTTCAAGTTCGCCCAGCGCTGGCAGCGCCTCTACGGCGGCTCGGGCCTCATCATCAACGCCGGCCAGGATCCGGAGAAGCCCCTCGACGAGAAGGACATCGCCAAGGGCAACCTGGAATTTTACGACGCGGACCGCTGGGAGTTCTCCGGCACCGCGCGCAGCGCCGAGTACTTCCTTTTCTACGGCCAGCACCTCGACGCCTCGCGCGTCCTGACGTTCGGCGGCAAGCGCGCGCCGCGCCTGCTTCGCGCCACCCTCAACGGATGGGGCCTCTCCGCCCTCGAGGCCGTCGTCGAGGACTTCAACATCTGGCTCCGCGGACGAAACGTGCTGTATGAAATCCTCGACGAGGCCAAGATCGACGTCTACTCGATCAAGGACTACGCCAGCACGCTGCTCCAGCCCGACGGCGAGGCCACGCTCCGCGCCCGGATCCAGGCCACCAACCAGATTAAGAACTTCCACAACGCCCTCATCCTGGACCGCGAGGACGAGTACAAGACCCAGAGCAACAGCTTCGCCGGCCTCGCCGAGGTCATGCGCGAGAACCGGATCGGCATCGCCTGCGCGACGCGGATCCCGTTCTCCAAGCTCTTCGGCACCGCGGCCAGCGGCGGGATCGGAAACTCGAACCAGGACGACCTCGAGAACTACAACGGCATGACCGAGTCGACCGTGCGCGAGCCGTCGCGCCAGAACGTCCGCAAGGTCCTGCGCCTCTGCCAGATCGCCTGCTTCGGGCGCGAGTACGACATCAGCTTTAAGTACCGTCCGATGCGCGTCCTCTCGGCGACCGAGACGGAGACGATCAAGACCAGTGTCCAGCGCCGATACGTCGAGCTCTACGACAAGCGCATCCTGGACTCGCAGGAGCTCGGCGAGCTGCTGCACAAGGACGAGCTCGTGCCCATCCAGACCAAGGCCCAGAAGGGACTCCTGCCGCTAAACCCGGAGATCCCCACGGCCGAAGACATGTTTGCGCAAAAGCCGGGAGAGGGCGCCGAGGAGGCGCCGGAGAAGAAGACGGAAGGGGGAGAGACCGATGGACAGCAAAGGAAGACCGACGACGCCTGATGTGCCTGCTGCGCCGCCCGCGGCCGGCATCGACGCCAAGGAGTACGGACTCGAGACCAAGTTTCGGGCCGAGCTCGACTTCGGCCTGCAGAAGCAGAGCCTGGCGATCCGATCGCGCTGCTCGACGATCATGCTCGAGGCGATCATCCTCGAGGCGGTCGCGCGCATCGACCGCGCCGAGTGGAAGACTACCACGCTGCCGGAGGACGGCATCGTTCGCGTGGCGATCGACTACGACATGGAGACCGACGAGATGGAGCTCTCCGGATCCGCGCCGCGCGTCCTGATCAAGGGCGTCCTCGCGCACGCGCTCGGCGCCGTGACCCGCAACCAGACGGCCCAGAACTTCGCCGTCTACAAGACCGACATGGAGAAGCGCGTCAAGTCCCTCGAGGAGCGCGCCGGCGTCAAGAAGATCATCCTGCCCGGAGGCTGAGGCCTGGTGAGCAACTACGTCAAGATTAAGTTCTGCATCCGCTGCGAGGATCCGATCACGATCGCGCAGCCGCGGTTCTTCCGACAGGTCGTGGCATTCGGCCGCGTCTGCGTCGAGTACTTCTGCGAGCCGTGCTTCAAGCTTTGGAGCCCGGCCGCACACGAGCACCTGAGCCCGAAACCGAAATGAGCATGGACCGAGAGAACGTCCGGGGCAAGATCAAGGGCCTCCTGAACATGGCGAAGGAAGGCTCCGGCGCCACGGATCCGGAGCGCGAGACTGCGCAGCGCCTGGCGGACAAGCTCATGAAGGAGCACGGCTTCGTGCTGCGCAAGCCGGCGCCGGAGAGACCCTCGTGGGAGCCGTCGATCGATCCGTTCCGCGGCGCGGCCTTCGACCCGCTGGGCGGCCTTACCGAGGAGACGCTGCGCCAGAGCATCGACGAGATTCTCCGCGGCTACGTGGAGAAGTCGAAGGAGCAGCTCCTACGAGAAAAGCGCGAGCTGTTCCGGGACATCCTCCGGGGAAGCCGATGAAGACGCTCGCCGGCCAGGACCTCCTGCACACCGACTACTCGCGCCTCCTGGCCGACGTCGACGCGCTGCTCTGGGAGATCGTCTACAAGCCCATCGTCGATATCGTCAGGCCAGCGCTGCCCAAGAAAGTCGGCGTCGAGCTCGGCACCAGGACCATGCGCGACGCGACCCCGGAGGAGCTGCGCAACTCGCTCGATTCCGAGGGCCAGGCCGCGCTCAAGAAGGCCCTACAGGACGGCGCCGTGCAGATGATCGCCGACCACACCGGCCGCACCGCCACCTTCGCCGTGGCGGCGCCCGACCGCCGGATCTCGGACGGCCTGCGCTCCTTCGGCGCCAAGCTCGACAAGCAGACCGGCCTCTGGCACTGCCCGCCGGCGGCCGTCCCGTCTTGGGTCCGCAGCGAGGCCGGCGGCTACGCCGAGAAGATGCGCGTCACGCACGACCAGGTAAAGCGCCTCACCGACGCGCTCGGCGACCAGATCGACCACCTCGTGGACGAGTACAGCCTCAGCAAGGCCGCGGACCACGCGATCGACGAGGTCGCCGCGGGCTGGAAGAAGTCAGCCAAGGGCATCGAGGTTATGCCGAACCTCGGCCCCGCCGGCCAGGCCGCGCTCGTGGCCGGCTACGAGCGCACCCGCGGGATCCTGATCAGAAGCCCCGGAACCAAGGTCGGCATGACGACCGTCCTCGAGCTCTCCACCAAGCGCGAGATCAAGGTCTGGGCACACGAGGCTCTCGCACGGCTGCGCGCGCAGGTCGACGAGAACGCCCTGCAGGGCTACCGATCGGCCGGCCTCGCGCAGCGGATCCGCGACGAGTACGGCGTCTCCAAGAACCGCGCCGACCTCATCGCGCGCCAGGAGACCAACAACTTCATGTCGAACTACCGCGAGGCCCGCGCGCGCGACGCCGGCCTCAAGCGGTACGTGTGGTACGCGGCGATGGACGCGCGCACGCGCAAGGATCACAAGGCGCTCCACGGCCTCGTCTTCCGCTACGACCGCCCCCCGATCACTGACACGCGCACCGGCGCGCGGAACAACCCAGGGCAAGACTTCCGCTGCCGCTGCAACGACCTCCCCGTCATCGAATGAGCGGCGAAGAACCGGAGGAGCACGAGCCCCAAGATCCCGCGGCGGAGGACGGAGTGCCCGAGGGCGTCTGCACGGCGCACAAGTGCCGCTGCCAGAAGTTCGTCCCGAACTCCGCGGCTCTCTCTCCGATGTACTGCGCAAAGAAGAACTGTGCCACAGCGTCGAGTGGCACCACCTCAATTCCAGGGAGATCGACGCATGATGCGAGACCTGACGCCTGCCCAGAGCCAGGTGATCGACCTGCTCATCGAGATTGAGAAGCGCACCGGGCACGGGCGCCTCGTGATCGATGTCGTCGGAGGGACCGAGACCATGTTCGAGCTTTCCCCGACCTTCAAAATTAAGCCGGCGAAAACGTGACGATCTATTGACAGCCGTCCGCGGACCCGCTACAATTTCGGCATCAGCATGAAACCGATCAACAGCACGCTCTGATTTAGGCGACGCGAAAACGCGAGCCCTCCCACCCCGCAAGGGGCGGAGGGCTTTTTTTGTCCCAGGGGAACGAGGCAACCAAATGGATATCTGCCAGAACTGCGGCGGCGCGATGGTCGAGAACACCTGCTCCGCCTGCGGCCTCGTGGACCGAAATCCAACCCCGCCCGTCGAGGGCATCGACAACATGTGCCGCCAGTGCCGGCACCCGCTGAGCCCCGAGCACGACGGCATCGGCTGCAACATCCCCGACTGCCCGTGCACATTCACCGGCGCCGCGATCGAGGAGCCGAGCGACGCGCTGCCGAACGCCGGCGCGGAGAAGACGAACGCCTGGACCCCCGAATTTCTGAAGCGCAACCCGACCTACCTGACCAAGATCGAGCCGAAGCTGAAGGCGAAGTGGGACGGGGCCAGCGATGCCCAGCGCCGGAAGTGGGCGCAGGCCACCGGATCCGGAGACATCGCCAACGAGGCGTGGGACTCGATCATGCGCATGGGCGGCAGCACGGCCGAGGTCACGATGGAGCAGATGGCCGAGATCTGCGGCGAGCTGATCAACGCGGTCCAGAAGTACGTCTTCCGCGCCAACGCCGGCAGCATCGGCGAGGAAGACGTCACGATCGAGGCCAACAGCGAGGTCGCATCCTGGAACAAGCTCGCCGACGAATTCGCCACGACTGTCGCGGACATGAAACGAGACGGGATCAAGCTCGTCCAGATCCTGCAGAACGGCATCGCCCTCTGCCAGGCTTGCCTGCAGCGCGCCGGCG